GTTCTTCCAAGAATTGCACGTGCAAACCAGCAGGAAATCTGGTGCGGGGGAACGAATCCGTACACGGGAGAGTGGAAACTATGGGGTCCATTCTGGTGGGCGGACGAGCCAGCCGACGAACTGTGGGTGAGGCTGTGCTTGCCAAATCGACCATGGGATCCGATTCCGTGGGAACCGAACCCAACGCCGAGCGCGAGTGTGGAGCCTAGCCTTGAGCCGACACCAGAGCCTACACCCAGCCCGACGCCTGAGCCGACGCCAGAGCCAACACCAGAGCCGACTCCGACTCCGACTGAAGAACCGACGCCAAGTCCTACGCCAGAACCGACTCCTACTCCGACGCCTGAACCAACGCCACAGCCAACTCCAGAGCCTACGCCAGAGCCTACCCCAACTCCAACTGTAGCTCCAAGTGAGCGACCATCACCAACTCCAACGCGAACTCCAGATCCTAGTCCAGAACAAAGTGGAACGCCGACTCCAAGCGCGAGTCCAAGCGAAGAAGTCACTCCGAGTCCTGAACCAGTTCCAAGCCCTAGCGTGGCTCCTGATGGGCCAGCGGACGCAGTAGCGGAAGCGGTAGGAGAGGCAGTCGCAGCAATCTCAGAAAGCATTGGGGAAGCGGTCACTGCGGTGACCACCCTAGGAAAAGATCTCTCGGTCGAGGAGAAGAAGCAGGCTCAACCAGTTGCGGTGGCAATCATCGTAGGCCAGGTAGCCCAAGCAGCAGCGGCTGCTGTCGCAGCCTCCAACACAGGGAGAAATAAGAAGTGATTACAAGAATTATTAACGATCTAGTCGGTGGGTCTTGGACGATCCTCGGACTTCTCTTCGCAGTCGTGGTGCTACCAGAAGGGGCAACACGAGACACAATGGCATCAATCTTCACAGGGTTGACACTAGTATGGTTCCTGACGGGACCACTACGCTGGAAGGATTAACGAATGCAGTATCGGGTCAAGTCGCAACTCTACGCTGACGCTGAGGCACAGCAGAAGGGCGCCAAGCAGGTGCTGGATGACTGCACCTGGTCATCGTGCGCCGCCGCAGTCTCGTGGGCTTCTGGCTACACGGTCGACTACACCGCTGCCCAAGGCGTTGCCGCGTTTGAGAAGGCGACTGGCCGCAAGGATAAGCAAGGCGTCAGCGATGCTGGCGGTTCCCTCAAAGAGGCTGCTCAGACGGTTGCGGTACTCGGTGGACATGCTCGCTACGCAAAGTCGTGGGCTGATGCCGTCACCGCTGCCAAGGCTGGTGCCGCACTGATGGTGTGGGTGCAGCAGCCTGTCGGCTACCCAGCAGGCGTAGCGATTAGCAAGTGGCACGACGGCTGGCGACGCTACTGGACCAAGAAAGACGCCAAGAAGATTACTGATGGCTATGGTCATATGACTTCCGCTGGCTGGTGTGCAGACCACGGCTGGCAGTGGGCGTGTCCTACTCGTGACGAGAAGGTTGCCGCCGAGAAGTTTGGCGTACCAGTTACCGAAGAGCAGCTCAAGCAGATTGCCAACAGCAAGGTCAAGGCAAAGAAGGTCGCAGTCGACTACAAGTGCCTGCTCATCGTCACGCACCCTGGCAAGGTAGCCGCCCCAGTCGCAACTCCAGTGGTCGCGCAGGTAGTCCCCACAATCAACGTAGAGGCACCTAGGAAGCCCGTAGAGGCTCCAAAAGTAGAATCTAGTACTAAGACACCATCCCAGTTGGATGTTGCGGTAAAAGCCCTAGAAAAGGTCGACTGGGCATCAATCGGAGCAAAGGGTCTGGCTCTGGCAGGAAGCGCGGCTGAGGCCGCCAAGAAGGAGAAGACCACCGTGGGTAAGATTAGCGCATGGTTTAAGTACATCGCAGACAACAGCAAGATTGACGAGATGATTCTTGACGCGGTTCGGACATTCCTGACCGTCAGCATCTCGGTTGCCCTTGGATTGGGCATTCCGCTCCTAGACATCAACGGGGGAGACTTCCGTCTGGTGCTCTCCGCTGGACTCGCTTCGGCGCTCCAGGTTATCGTGAAGGCGCTTGATCCAAGCTCCACGGACTACGGCGTTCAGAAGAAAAAGTAATGCCCGACAAGTGGGTCTATGTCGGTGGAACATTTGATCTGTTCCACTCTGGACACATCAACTTCCTCAGCAAGTGCGCGGAGTACGGCAAGGTAATCGTTGCCCTCAACACAGACCAGTTTGCTGCTCGGTATAAGCGGCGACCAATCCTCTCTCTGGCAGAACGCTACGATGCGCTGGATGCGTGTCGATTCGTGGACAAGGTTGTCGTCAACATTGGCAACGAAGACAGTTGGGTCACCATTGACGCAATGCCGCGTGATTGCACAATCAAGTACATTGCCCACGGCGATGACTGGACTGGCAATAGCCTTCTGACCCAACTCAACATCAGCCAGCATTGGCTAGACACCAAAGATATCGAGATGTTGTACATTCCATATACCGCTGGCATCTCCACCAGCGACATTATAGGGAGAATCAATGGCGAGCATCACCGTCGTGGTAACTGCTCATGCGGACTCGGAGAACCTTGTTCGTATCCTGGAGCTGCTGGGCAAGCAAACCCAGAAGCCTGATGAAATCATTGCTCTCTGCTCTAAGATTAACCTTGAGGGCGTTTGGCAGCGGTTTCCGTGGGTCAGGTTCTACGAAGAACCCAACCTCAACGATTGGGGTCACGACAAGAGGGCCAAGGGGCTTGACCTGGCGACATCTGAATACACCGCGTGGTTCAATCACGACGACTCCTACGACCAGACCTTCATCCAAGAAATGATGGAATCTGCATCAGGTGGCGCAGATGTGATATACTGCGGCTGGAGCAAGAACCACACCCCGTCCTTTGCTCTTGGTCAATCCACTTCTGGCAACTACATTGCCAAGACCAGCTACGCTCGCAAGGCTGGCTACACCGACCGCCACTACGAAGCGGACGGCACCTTCATCAATCGACTGGCCGCACTTAGCGGCAAGATTGAGTTCGTACCCAAAGTCCTATATTCCCACAATGAGGTGAAGTAATGCCCAAGAGTGCTGCATGGCAACGCAAGGAAGGCAAGAATCCGCAGGGCGGATTGAATGCCAAGGGTCGTGCGTCCTACAAGGCGCAGACTGGCGGCACGCTGAAGGCTCCAGTCAAGAGCGGAGATAATCCGCGACGAGCCTCTTTCCTCGCCCGTATGGGCGGTATGCCTGGTCCTGAGCGCGACGAGAAAGGTCGACCGACGCGCTTGCTCCTTAGTCTTCAGGCTTGGGGCGCCAGCAGCAAGACGGATGCCCGTGCAAAGGCAGCCGCGATCAGCAAGCGCAACAAGGCTTGAAGCAACTAGCCAATGAGGTTGCGGTCGATCTGGCTCGTGGTCGCTCTGACATCGAGTTCTTTGCTCGCAGGTGGCTTGGCATCCAGGGCAATCCTGGACAGGTTGCATGGTGGAAGTCCTGCTCCGAGCGCGATGAGTCTGGGTACCGACCGAAATACATCACAACAGTTGTATCCGCTGGGAACCGTGCGGGTAAAACGATGGCAATGGCGGTGGTCTGTTTCCACCACGCCTTGTACAAACTGGGACTTCCAAACCCGAAATATGGTGATCCCAAGTCCCACCTTGCATGGCTAGACTCTCCCTATGACTGGTTCCACATTGGTATCCAGCAGGAGACCGCAGAGCTAGTCTTCCGAGAGATTGAGACCATCCTCACTGGCCAGCACCCCGCCCAAAAAGGTCGTGGTTGTCCCATGGTCACAGAACTTGGTAAGATCGTAGAGACCACCAAGAAGTATCGCGGTGAGTATCCGTGGATCAAGTTCAATCCCATCGTCGGTGGGGCAAGCATCCACTTCCGCACCACACAGGATCGAGCAAAGGCTCTCCTTGGTAAGGATATGAACGGCATCTCCTTTGACGAAGCGGCGTTTGAGCCGCACTTGCTGATGATCTACCAAGAGGTACTGAACCTCCGACGACTCTCCACTGGCGGACCACTCCACTTCATTGGAACGCCGACCGAGGGGTTCAACGAATACGCAGATCTGTGGGAGAAGGGCAACCCCGACAACCCAGCCCGCGACAACAAGTTCATCTCGTTCCGATTGTCCACTCGTGACAACATCGGCTACGGATTGACCCAAGAGAACTTTGATGATGTTGTTCGCCAACAGGCTGAGTACCTCATCCCACAGAACATTGACGGATTCTTCATTGAGGCACGAGACGCATTCTTCTGGTCTCAGTCCATTCAGGCAGTATTCAAATCAGGAGTCGCAGAGTTAGGCCCGACACGTCACCATAAGTATGTCCAGGGTGTAGACCCAGGGATTTCACATGACGCAACGTGGGCGATTACACTCGACATTACTGACAGAAAACTCCTTCGCGGCACGCGGATTAGAAAGCGTGGCGGCAAGCAGAGCATCTCTGCCGTCGTGAACATGGTCCGCGAAGGACATCTCCTCTACCAACAGGACGGTGCGTACTGCACCACCATCGTCGACTCCACAGGACTCGGTGGACGACTATTTCAGCAGGAGTTCAGCATCATCCGTCCGCTCCGAGGGTTTGACTTCGGTGGCACCAAGGCGAAGAAGGTGGAACTCCTCAATGACTTGAAGGCGGTCCTAGACAAGGGACAAATCGAACTGCCAACTGGCGGTGCGTGGGATGAGATGCGAAGGCAACTCCTCACCTACAAATTGGATGATAAGAAGCTGGAGCAAGATGCAGTGATGGCACTGGCCATTGCTGTGCGACACGCTTTGCGAAACCCAGAGAAGCCCGTGAACGATCCAGTGTTCACATATTTTGGAGTGAGTGACTGATGGCCGACAAGGTACGAAAGATCCCCGCAGCGTTCGAAGGAACGCGGGCGATTCCAGCGCAGTACACGACTGACCCTGATATCGCCACGCCTGAGCAGATTGCTTCTATTGGCACTGCGACCGAGAAGGCACGCAAACTAGCCAAGGGTCAGCGTATCGTTGCGGCTGCCGCTGCTGGCAAGCCAATTGCCACCGCTCCAGTCTTTACGAACATCAGCATCAACAAGCAGGGTTCGGTCAAGGGTCAGGCAAACCAGTCAATCGCTGGCGGTGCTGGCATTGGCATCAACGACCCATCCATCACGGCACGAAACCGCGCTTCTACGCGCATCAAGCCGAACTTTGAGAAGCTCACCCTTGGCGAACAGGCTTCCGTCAAGATGTCCGAGACCTCACTCAGCGGACAGGGGATTGACCCAAGCAAGGACGAGGCACACCTGCTTCTCCAGGAAATCCTTGGTCGCAAGCAGTTGGTTGAGCCAGAGCAGAACCGACTGCGCTCGCTCTTCCGCCGCATGGACAACCTCTATCACCCAGAGACCATCACCCTTGGCGGTGCTGACCACTGGGCAGATGATCCAAGCGCACGGCTTGCTGGTCGAGCGCACGTCTCGGTCAACATCCACCACGCCTATGTCCAGATCCCAGCCTCTATCCAAGCGGTGCGACCAGTCGTCAACTATGTTGCCACTGGACCAACGACTGAAGAGCGCGACGCCGCACAACTGCGCGAGCGACTTTACTTCCGCTGGTGGGATGCCAACGAGATGGACTTGCTCCACGAGCACGCTGCGCTTCTCAAGGAACTCTACGGCCATACGGCGGCTAAGGTCTTCTGGGATCCAGTTGCGGAACTTCCAAAGGTCAGCGTCATTGAGCGACCAGAGAACCTCTACCTTGGCTTTGGCGACAGCGACTTCAACCGCCTAGACTGGGCGCTCTACTGCTACGGTATGTCACCACAGTCAGTCCAAGAGGACTACGGCGTAGATGTCATCCCTGTCAAGCAGGGCGACAAGTATTTCCCATACACGACTCGTGGCACACACGACGATCCAATCGGCAATGTGTGGTCCAACACCTTTGAGCGCAATCCGCTCCGCCGAGAGACTGCCTACGAGCAGATGCAGGTTGAGGTCTACGACTACTGGTACAAGGTACCAACCAAGCCAGGCAAGGCTCCACTTGTGTACAACGCCATCTTTGTCGGCAACTCGCTGGTAAAGAACGACGCGCACCCTGAGTATCAGGGACAGATTCCGTATGTCCACCTTCCAAACGGCAAGATCCCTGGTAGCCCATACGGTAAGCCAGCACTCTACGATGCCGAGCAGTTGCTCCGCGAGAAGGACGAGCGAGTCACCGCTATGGCGCAGATGATTCAGTCCATCGTTGGTGGGCAGATGTGGCAGCTCGTTGGACCAGAGGCTCCTGATGAGGTACCGCCAAACGCGCTACCAAAGCCAGGTCGCGTCGCAACCCCTGGACCTGGCAACGAACTCCGTGCCATCCAGCCGTTCATCCCGTCGTTCCAGATTGAGCAGTACATCGGTCGTATCGACCGAGAACTTGCTGTGGCAACGGGATTGAACGACCTGCTCCTTGGTCTCGCACCCGCGCAGGTACTTGGTTCGTCACGAGCCATTGCCGCGCTTATCGCGAACTACGAAGCACGCCTTGCTCCGAAGCGCAAGGTGTTCTACCAGTGGATGCGACAGGTCTGGGAGATGTGCGCCCGTATTTGGGAAATCAAGAACCCAGCCGTTGCAGAAATCGTTGGCGGCCAGTACCGCATTGACATCGTTGCGCCAGAACTGACGCCACGAGACACGCTGGAACTTGCCAGCACCGCGATCAACCTGGTCCAGAACCGACTGTGGAGCGCCGAGCGTGCCATGGATCGAGTGGGTGTGGAAGATCCGATTGGCGAGAAGGACCTCATCCGCGATGAGCAGACTGATGCCACGCTAAACCCTGCGTCCGTCGCAACGATGGCACAGGTGATGCAGCAGATGCAGCAGATGCAGATGCAAGGACAAGCCCAGCTCCAGCAGCAGGCAATGATTACCCAGGAACAGGCCGCTAATGCCCAGCGCACGATGCAGCAAGGCGTTCCTGGGAGTCAGTCGCTAAACCAGCCAGAGAATCAGGCGCAGTTGCCGCCAGAGGCTCTGCCAGAAAACGCCGCCGCGCCAGGGGAAGAGAACCTTATCCCAGCGCCGACTGGCACCAATGAGGTACCTGCATAATGGCACGACGAGGACGATTCACCAGCCCAAATTCGGGCGGACAGAACCTTACCGCGCTGATTACTAGCCTCCTGCGCGAGCGAAACTCCGCAGAGGAGCAGGCGTTGCTCAATGCCTATCGAACTGGAACTGCCTACAACGGCGCGGTACCGACCGCAAATGACATTCAGGCGTTCTACGATCAGTGGGCATCGGCATCTGGCTACACCCCAGGATCACTTGAGTATCAGGCAATCTTCCAAAAGAAGTCCGACCTAAATAACTACGACCTCAAGAAGCAGTTTAATGCGTTGATCTCCACATTCAATACGACCGATGGGTCAAACTACCAGGACATCATTGACTTCCTTGGTAATGAGGCGCAGACTTCTACCGATCCAAATGACATCTCGGATTACGCAAACTCCATTGAGACAACGACAAACGCCTATTTGAAGTACCAAGGCCAGAGGCTTATTCGAGGAGAGCTGACTGCTGCCGAGTACCAGAAGATTACGCTTGAGTCGCTCAAGGTTCTAGACCCAGACAGCACCGCCTACAAGAACGCAGTCTATGATGCCTTCCAGTATGAGTGGAACGCAGAGGCAACTAAGTGGCAGAACCGCGTCAAGGCTGGGACTGCGACAAGCGGACAGTTTAGGTCTTGGGCGAACAGCTTCAAGAATCGAATGGTTGGCTCTGGCATCTCTAAGGACAGCGACCTGTATACCTCAGTTGGGGCAAGCATTTCCCAGGCTGGTCTAGCCGTTGGGGATAGCCCAACAAACACGCGACTCAATAAAACACTAAACACTCTTAACACCGTCTTTAATCTTGCCAAAACAAAGATTGGCGGCGTAGAAATCCCCGTAGAAGACATTATGAGCGGTTCGGAAAATGTCCTTAAGAATTTGACTAAGAATCCAGACCTTATGGGCCTGTATGCCGAATGGCTTGATAGCAACAGCTCGTCAATTGACCCGTCGCTTATTGCCCTTGGTATTACCGATGGGGCAAGTTTCCGACAGTGGTTTGAGGACACTCTAGATAGCGGAATGACTGACGCTCAGGCGGTTGAGGCTGCTGGCGGTAAGACCACTTTTGACGAGTTTGCAGTTGTTAGCAGCAAACACGCACGCGATGTTGCTAGTGCCAATGGTGATGATTCGCTTATTGACTTCTATGACAATGAGTATAGGAAGTTCCTTGCCGAACCTGATCCCAAAGCGGCAAAGTCCTACTACGGAGATCGACCATCACTTAGGGGTCTTTACCCAGAACAATTTTCCGTTGTGCAGAACGAAGCAAATGCAATGAACGGTTCGTATGCAGAGGAGTCACTAACCCTAACTGGAGCACTTAACGGCGGAGAACCAAGATGGTCAGATATTCCGTTGACTATTGACGCCGCAGCAGCACTTAGTTCTGGTGCCGCTGTCAAAGTCTGGAATAAAGAGACTGGCCAATTTACCACTGAGCCTCCACGAGCGGCTGGTGCTGCACAGGGTTCTTACCAGTATGTCAGCTTCACTGTTCTTCCCGACGGAACAAAGGTTCCGTCAGTTGTCTCCGTTCTTGGAAAGAAAACTGTTTCATCAACTGATGGAGTAACGTTAACTGGATATATCTTTGAGTTGCCAAATGGAAAGACTTATGGAGTTAATCCATCTGGCGATGCCTACGAGTTGACTGGTTCGGTTCCAGTAACTGGTGCCGATTATGAAATTGATGACTTTGCTGATTTCGGAACTGCCACAACGGATGGGAGACTTCCACTCATTGACACGATTCCTTTTATTCGACAGGGTGCTAATGCTGGAGCGTTCAGACCAGAGGACCGAGAGGCTCGACGAGCTGCGCTTACGCAGTATGGCGTAGATGCTGCCGACCTTGACGCTGCCGCAGAACTGGCGCTGACGGTGGCAGCAGGACTTGACCGAACGGCGAGGGCAGGAATTGAGGCCGCGTCTCAGGCGCTTACTGCTGAGTCAGTCACAATTCGTGCAACCGCACTTGAATCATCGGCGTCCAATGTGGACCAACTAGCGCAGGCTGCTGGTCTTCGTGGCAATCCTGCGGCAGCACAATACAACACGTTTGTGAAGCCGAATATGGACAAGTACGAAGAGGTTGCCAAGGGTCTATTCCGACTCAAGGATCTTGGGGCAAAAAGGAGCGACCAAGAAACAAACAAGTTCCTTGCAATGGGCGGCCAGCTAACGGGCAATAGGTTTGATACTGGCGGCACCTCTAGCCTTCCAGATGTTGTTGACCTTCGCCCAGAGTCGGTAAAGTCAAGCAGCAGGGAGCGGGATGTTGCCGCAGCAGAGCGCATCTTTGCTGGATATGGCGTTGCGTCAACGCAAACGCCTTCAGATAGTTTCTTTAGAAATATGCCGACGACGAAGAAGCAGCAGTACGGCTCACTGCCACCTGTGCTTCCACCAGCGGCAATGGCACCATCGGTTGTTATCCCGAAAACCCCGTCTGTTCGTATGCCAGACATTATGGGGCCAGTAATGCCAACCGCTCCAGTAGTCGCCCCACCACCCCCACTGTTGCCACCGTCACGCGGCGGCGGCGTTAGGAAGTTGTAATGCCAAATATGTTTGACACGCCGTCGGCGCGAGTTGGGACAACGAAAGCAGCCTCTATTGCCCAACCTGGGGCTTCGGCAAAGGCAGTTCAGTCTGCTGGTCGAATCCAGGTGAGCATTGCCGATCCGTCAAAGTCTATCCAGAAGTCCATTGGCGATGTCAATGCTGGCTTTATTGGAGTGGGCAAGGGCTTAGTATCTGTTGCGGAAAACCTTCCATTTGTCGGCGGCATTACCAAGCCGCTCATTGGATTTGTTGGATCTATCGCTGATGCAACCATCGGTCAGGGCGTAAGCGCACTAGAGGGCATTCGCATTGGTGAGTCTAACTTGGCTCAGGCGGCAGTCAGCGCCCTAGAGGTTGTTGGCACACCGCTTGCTCGCGGTCTTGACGTCATCTCTGCTCCTGGTCGATTTGTGGAGCAGAAGGTTGCCGAAGCGCGCATCCAAAACACGCAGACTGGTAGGCAGGATCTTATCTCTGGTATCTTTGGCGCAGCTCCCAAAGAAGTTATGGCAATGGTGCAGGGCGGCGCCTCTCTTGAGCAGGCTGCCGAACATCTCGCCACAACCAATGCTGGGTATAGCGAGAACGGCCTTGCCAATCTTGGCTGGTCGTTGCTCCTGGACCCAATCAACCTCATTGCCCCTGGTGTTGGCTATGCTGCCAAGATGGGCAAGCAGGCTTCGGTCTTTGCTCGAATTTCAAAGCAAGCTGCACTTGAGGGGGTCGTTGGCGTCGCTGCAAAGGCAGAGGCAGACGCATTTCTCAGCACGTGGGGATGGGCTGGGAAGGTCCATGACGCTACGGTGAAGACGCTATCGTGGCGACCACAGATGTTTACCTCTACGCTGGCAAAAGAGGTCGTTGCTGCAACGCCAAAGGTCTACAATATGAAGACGCTTGGCGGATTTATGGATGATGTTGCTGCTGCTGGCGGTGCGGATGTTGCAGATCGCGGTCTGCGGAACTTTGCCGTAACCTCAATGAACGCGGTAAAGTCTGGTGCCGTTCGTGCCGTGACCGCAATCCGACGCTCTGGCTCAGAAGACCTTGCCAATACGATTGTCCACCGCTTCTGGGATGACCTGAGCAAGGGCAAGAGCGTAGACGAAGTGCTTGCCACTGAAGTCTATGGCGATGGAGATATGGTCTCACTGCTCAAGCGCATTGGCCTTGATGATGCAGACATTACAACGCTTGCCGCAAAGGTTGAAGAAAAGGTTGGAATTAAGCGACTAGATGAGTTGGTCAAAGATCCTGAGATTCGCAGCATTGTAGACTCCCTTGCGAGCAGGCACGCCAACTGGACAGTTGCCAATAAGGGCGCATCTATGAAGATGGTTGCCGATGTGCGCGTCAAGGCAGATTCTCGATTGGCTACCGAAGAGATGACTCGCGTCCTCTTTGAGGCAAAGAACGATGTAGTTGCTCTTGCCGCAGATCCAGTCCTTGGCGTTCAGGAGTTGACCAAGTACCTAGTCAACGGATTTGGTCTTAGCCCAGAGCAGGCTCTTACCGTTGCCCAGCGTCAGTTTGCCAAGCACGCTGGGGATACTCGTGCATTGACAGATATCCTTGCTATGGCTCGTGGTGCAAACTTCGGTCAGGCAGCACGCAAGCTCGCCGCTGTTCGCAGCCTCTTCCCAAAGGGAGACCCGTTTGCCAAGTTGACCATCACCTCACAGCGCAGCCTAACAAGGGCAGAGGCTGAGGCGACCATCAAGCGCGTTGACGGCTTGAAGGCGCAGTTGAAGCAGGCTGCCAAGGATGGCGACACTGCCACGCAGAAGGCAGTGAAGGTTGAACTAAAGGCAGAGGCTGACCGATTGGTTCAGGGGTACGATGAGTTTGCGGCTCAGTTTGGCACCAACGGACTTCATACCTACGATGAGATTTTTGAATTTCTTAACAGGGCTCCAAACCTTACGGTCCGTGAACTGAGCAAGTCACAGCGAGCACGCATTGCTGCTGAGGCCGTTAGCGATGACGCAGTTCGTCAGGTTGCCGCACTTGAGGAGGAACTCGTCGCAATGGGCTATCGCCTTGGCGTTGCTCCAAAGGACGACATTTCTCGCGTCACCACACTAGCGACAGACCACTTTGGCAATGAGAAGTTCATTGAGATGACGATGCCATTTGCCGATACGATTGACCACGTGGCTATTGACGCCATTGACAACGCTGGGGTTGCGCTTCGTCCAAGCCGCCTTGGTCGCATCTTTGATCGTGTATCTCGACCATTCGGCGCAGAGGTTACCAAGAATGTCGTGGCGGAACGATTCGTCACGCGCATGGTTGGGCAGTACGGCATCTCTGTCAACAAGGCTCGCCGCATCTTGGCTGAGGTCAATAACCTTGCCGCTCGTAAAGGCGTGCAGGCAAAGGCACTGCTTGCCGACAGCAACGAACTAGAGCGCATCTTCCGACAGGAAATGGGCGATGATTATGGTAAGATTCTGGACAAGGGCAGCACCGCTTTCAAGGAAGTGCTTGAAGCTGCCGCTGGAGACCTTTCTTCCGCTGGTCTCACAAGTGGGTTCACTGGCCGCGTCAAGGCGGTGTTCCCAGCGATTACTCTACTAACCGACAAGATTTACCCAGAGGTTCGCTTCGGTTCCCTCAACCCATTCTTCAACTTGGTCCTTGAGCGCATTGAGACGGCAACACAGAAAATTATCTACGGCATTAAAAAGGAAGCTGCTAGTGAGTTCTCTCAGGAGATCACTGGCTCAACGCTTCGTCGAGCATACCTTGACCCACGCAATGTCAACCGTGAGATTGCCGACGGGCAGTTGTACCTAGCCTCTCGTGCTAACCGCAATACTGCCGCCGCCGTTGAGACGGCAACGACATTCAAGGGTCGCGTTGAGCAAAAGATTAAGGGATGGCTTCCGTCAAAAGATTTGCTCTCTGTTCAGCGTGTTCGATCTGAGAAGGAAATCGCACGAGACATTATGTCGGACAAGTTTGCTGCCGATGAGTTCGTTGACCTTCTCAACCGTGCGGCACCAGGAAAACTGGAAGAACTGGCAATCCACTACGGCGTTTCTGACGCTAAGGGCGCAGTACAACTTCTCCTAGAAGAATACATGATTCACTCCGACCCAATCCGATTGGCGGAGTATGTTGCCGAAACTGGGGCAAAGGTTCGCGGCCTTGTCTCCAAGGAACTGGTTGGAAAGATGGGCGCAGAAGAGGCACAGGCTCTTGCTGATGCCGTTGTTGGTGCCTATGAGGTAGCAATCCTCAAGGGAAGCCGAGCTGCGGATAAGGCGCAGTATTTTGCCAGCCAGCGCACCTGGCTTGAGCGCAGCCTCAACCACCCATTCCTTGGCATCTATCCGTACTCCTACATGACGCAGAAGGCCATTCCAATGATTATGCGTCTGATGTTTGTGACTCCATTCCCATTTGGCAAGGGAAGAGTGGTAATGCCAGGACTTGGCTATGAGTATTATCAAAACTTCCTAGAGTATGCCAACAACCGCACAAATAGCGATGAGACGCTATTGGACAAGTTGCTTCAGAACGATGCGCTTCTTTATGTGTTCTCGACGTTGCTCCCTGCAACGCCAGACAACATGGGCTTCTCTGGTCCATCGTGGCTGCGTCGTGGATTTATCCAGCCAGCCCTCCGTGGTCAGGCACTTACACCTGGACAAATTGCGCCAGTGCTCACTGAGACAGTTGCCCAGTTGGGTCGCGGTACGGTTCTTGGTCAGGGTCGCACAATGCTTGAAGGGCTTCAGGCAGTGCAGGATACAACAAATGTCAATCAAGGCGTTAGCGATTTTATTCAATCAAGCGCACAGGATATTCAGGAAGCAGTCTTGAGCCTGCGCGGTAATTAAGAAAATAAACCCCTGACACTGTGTTGGGGTGGGTTGTAAAGAAGGAGAAAATGCTGTGGCTGAAGAAGTCGTGAACAGCGTCGTGGACCAGTCGGCTGAGGTAGTTGCCCCAGAGGTAGCTACTGTGCCCACTGAGAACGACGGTGATGTCGCCACTTGGAAGAAGCGTCTAGCAGGCAAGGATCAGGCGCTCACCGCTGCTAAGAAGGAACTTGATGATATCAAGTCCAAGGCAGAGGAACTCTCTCGCTGGAAGGCGGAGCAGGAGCAGGCTCAGATGACGGAGTTCGAGAAGGCGCAAGCCAAGATTCGAGAACTGGAGTCAAAGGCCGCTGCTGCCGAGCAGTCCGCAAAGGAGGAGCGATTAGCGCGGGAATTCCCTCTCGCTTACCAGTTCAACAAGGATACCAGTGGTCTTGATGAGACCTCTCGCGCTGCTGCGCTAGAGAAGTTCATCCGAGATGCTGCATCATCCAAGGAACAGGTCGAGACGGCACCCGCCATCGTTGATCCAAACAATGCGCGTCGGGCAACCGCTGCGCCAATTACTAAGCCAGATTCTAAGGGCATCTCTGAGAAGCTCAGGAATCTGGGTAATCCATTCGCTGATTAGGAAGGAGTAGCTTCATGGCTACCACAACTACCAGCACGTCGGGTTTCTCTGATCTCGTACAGGAACTTGTTTCTGCACGCGCTCTAGAGGAACTGCGCGCACGTGCTGTTCACGCGATGCCAGGGCTTTATGTCCCTGCTCGCTTCATCAAGGGCACGAACACCCTCCGCTACGCTCGTTATGCTGACCTTGGCGTCAACACGACCCCGCTGACGGAAGGCGCCCCGCCTGTTGACCAGGCTCTGACGATTTCATCCGAGTACTTCACTGCTACGCAGTACGGTTCGACGGTTGCGATCTCGGACCTTGCCAACATTGACTCGCCACATGACCTCATCAGCATCGCTGCTGAGCGCGTGGCGTATCAGGCAGTTCGCTCAATGGACCAGATCGTCCGTGACAACCTGCACTCGAACGCGGCAACCGCTGCGGTCTTCGGTGCAACTGCATCGGGCACCCTCACCCAGAACGCCGCTAACAGCTCCGTTGCTGCTGCTGGTCTCCTCAATGGCTCCTTCGTCAAGCAGATCGTTGCTCGACTCAAGGGTGCCAACGTTCCTCAGTTCGCTGATGGCACGTATCGCGCAATCATCCATCCTTCACAGGAGTATGACTTGATCAGCGATACCGCCGTAAACGGTTGGATTGAGTCGCGCAAGTACGTGGACAACACCAACCTGCTCACGGGCGAGATTGGTATGTTCGCTGGCGTGCGTTTCATCGTGTCTTCGGACGCCAAGGTCTACACGACCGCTGGCGCTTCGGCTGGCAACGTGTACGCCGCTCTGTTCCTTGGCCCTGACGCCTACGCAATTGGCGACAGCCAGACCCTCCAGAGCTACTTCGTAGCCCCTGGTGGCGACCACACCGACCCACTCGCACAGAAGGCGCTGTTGGGTTACAAGATGCGCTTCGGTTCGCTCCTCCTCGATGAGGCAGGCGCCCGTTACCGCGTCGTCAAGACCCAGGCCACGGTCGGAGTCTAATCGGTCGGGACGCCGATACCCCCACTCAGTCCTAGACTGGGTGGGGGAGTCCCACTAGAATCAACGGAGAGGCACCTAGGAGCCACTAGGAGCCACAAAAAGGGTCAAGGTGGCACTTAGCCACAAGAGGGTCGATATGCTGAAAGTCCTAGTTTGGGGACACGTTGAGGAAGGGCCATGTGCCTACTTCCGTGGTCACCAGTTTACCGAAGAACTCAAGAAGCTCGGCGTAGAGTATCGCGGTCTGAACAAGGTCGGAATGAAGATCAAAGAGGGCGGGGAGAAACTACTCCTTCCCGAAGCAGTGGCTAAAGGCCTTGTGGACTTTGACACTTCCGATGTGGACTGGGCAGATGTCGTCGTCTTCCGTCGCTACTACAACACCACAATTTCCTGCAAGGATGAAGCGTGTCCATTCGTGACCTTCTCCTACGCAGAGGCAATGCAGCATGAGCACGGCTGGAAAGAGCGCGACCTTATTACGCGGCTCCTCTGGCCCACCTTCCAGTACGCCAAGCACGGCAAGGCAATCATCTACGAGACCGACGATGACCACTTCAACATCCGACCGTGGAACGGCTACATCAAAGATGTAGTACCAGAGTACCCAATGATTGAGGCAATGGCCAAGCGTGCCGATTTGCTCACCACCTCTACCAGCACCATTGCTCGGCGTTACGCACGGTTCAATGACAATATCCGCGTCATCAAAAACGCCATTGACCCCGACTTGTACAAGCCAACGGTTGATCGTCCAGCAGGGGACAAGCCACGGGTTGTCTACTACGGCAGCACCGCTCGACTCCGAGACTACGCTGGATACCCAGAGGGACCACGCAACAAGATTGCTGGCGGATACGCTGGCAAGGCAGTGACAGACCTTCGCAAGGAACTACAGACCGTCTTTGTCGGAACAAATCCTGGAACAGAATCAGTCGTAGCCCAGTTCTTCCAAGAGCAGTATGGCTACGTTGAGGGCATCCAGAAGTTTTGCGAGACCCTTGCCAATACCCACCCAGACATCGGCATTGCCCCACTGATGGGCGATGACTTTGACCAAGCCAAGTCTGAACTCCACTGGCTTGAGTACGCCATGACGGGTGCCGCCTTCATTGGCGAGCGGTTCCGTGGCGATGGTCCGTACCAAATGGTCCGCGAAGGGGTAGACGGAATGCTTGCCCGTGGTCGCGGCGAATGGTACGACGCAATGAAGAAGCTCACACGCAGCAAGGATCTACGAGAACAACTCGCAGGTGCGGCGCGTGAGCGTGTGCTAAAGGAATATCACTACAAAGATCGAGCAAAGGAATGGGCTGACGCCTTCAAATGGGCAGCCGAGAATAAAGGCAAAGGAGCCAAGATCGCATGAGCACCACATTTTCCAGCCTACTCACTTCGCTGCGGCTCTCCCTACGTGACCCTAACGGGACCACGTGGTCGGATGGCCAACTCGGTGAACTCATCAACCGTGGCATTGACGCCATTGGCGATGTCTACCAATCAGAAGTAATCCAGTCCACCGCCTTCACCCAGCCAATCAGCGGCTCGGTATTTAGCGTTGCGCTTACCACGGTGACGTGGCCAGTGCGCGTTGATGTTTATGACAACAGCGGGAAATATCGTGAGACGGTTCGACCCTCGTCTGGCGATGGTCCCGATTCGGGTTGGGAGACGCATGCAGAAATCTTGTATCTCCCAACCCGCTACGTCCTTGCGGTGGGAACGGGTACGCTCAACATCGTTGGCTATGGTCCGTGGACGCAGATCAACACCGCGCAGACCAGCTCCATCACCAACCTAGACACGACCGCGCAGAACGCCGTCAAGGTCTTTGTTGAGGCAGAGGCGCTCACGATGCTTACCTTTGACCGAGCGCAGTACCAGCAGTGGCAGGTCTCGTCTGGCTCGTCAGACATCTCTGCCCTTGGGATGAACAACCTTGCCCTTGCTGCCCAGCAGCGATGGCGCCAAGAGAAGAACCGCATTCGAAGATTCCGTAAGGGAGGCTGATCGTGGATTTCAACAGGGAAATCAAGATCGCCACTGGTACGGCGACCTCAGCGTATCTCAATCTCAACAGCATCACGACCGCACCCACGGTCGGTACGCCATTCAGTGGCTATGTGCTTGAGAGCGTCGCCTATGCCAATGCTGGCGTCAGCGGCTTCATGGACTCTATTGCCCAGCGCGACGGCGCAGAGGCCAACATTGCCCTGCTTGGAACCCGCCAGATCCAGATGATCGTGCAGGTGTACGGCTCGTCATCTGCCGACTTCTACGACAAGCTTAACGCGCTCAACTCGTCGCTTCAACCATACCCGTCATTCGCCACGAGCGATGATGGGTTTCGTGCGTTGGACTTTGACCAGGCAACAGTAAGCACTAGCCTCTACACCAGCGGGTTCATCAATATGAGGATGAAGGTTCGACCAACAAGTATCCCAACCTATAACCTCAACAACGACCTAGTGACTCCACGGACAACAGACCGTGGTATCTCCACCAAGGCTGCTATTTCCCTCATGGCAAAAGACCCACGAAAGACTAACCAGACGGCAACCACAGGAACCATTAACGTTTCTTCATCTTCGGCAACGACCACGACGCTGACCAACAATGGCAACTATGTGGCGTACCCAACCTTTGTCTTTGTGAATGCTGCGACGGACAGCCGAACGGCAACCATCAGCACCAGCGCATGGACGAGCGTCATTACGCTCCCAGCGTCCTCAACCATTACCGTCAACTCCGACGCTCGGACGGTAAAAATTGGAACTACTCTGCGGATGGATTTGGTCACCACTGGAACGACCAGTATGCCCTATCTGCTTGATGGGGCAACGGTCATCACGGTGTCCGCAATGGCCTCGGTCACTGGGACATTCAGCTTCAATGAGGCGTGGCTGTGAGCGATCAGAAAAAGTTTCGCCTTACGATCTGGGACTTTTCGATCAGCGGCTGGCGCGGAACGCAGAAGGCAGTTGTCTACGATGCCTCTGACATTGGCGTAGAAGAGAACGCAAACGATGTTGGGTCTGCCTTCTGGACACTGAAGAACGACCACCCACAGATTTCCGAGTTTGTTCCTCTTGAGCGCCACTACGAGATTGCCCGATGGAACGACAGCATTGCCACCCCACGATGGGAGTTTGTTGGCGCAGGTGTAATCAACGACTTCAACGCTACGGAGTATGAGACTGTCTTTGCTGGCATTGACTACAAGGCAGTAATGAATCAGGTAACGACCCCACTAAGCCAGATTACATTTGCCAGCGTTAGCCCCATCAACCCTAACCTTGCCACGGTTCAAAAGACGACCATCTTTAACTCGACCGACGGCGTTGAGGGAACCGACCAGGTGTTCGGTGATTCCTTTGACGTCAACGGCAGGGTGAACTTTAACGTTATTACTGCAATGACTGTTTCTGCGGCGACAATCTCTGCCATTGCCAACACCACCAAAACTATTAGCATTACCTCTGGAACATCTACATATACGGCGTCGGTGCAAACTCCATATTTCCAGTTGACATATAGCCTTGAATGGACTGGCTCAACGTCGCTTACTGGTGGAGCTACTGGTACTTTCGGCGGGGTTGCTTTTACCAATGGATTCCCTAACACCCCAAGAATGCGCGTGGCAATCTTTGCTTCCCCACCAGCAGCGCAAGACCTTGGAGACCCACCTGTAGGCTCCACTGGCCGAATTGCAGAATTCAATGTCAACGCTGACTCATCGTCTGGGGTTAACCGATTTAAGTCCCAGAACAAGGTCGTTGATATCTTGCCGTTCTCGGCACGAGAGGAACTCTATACTGCGCTTGTTGCGGCTGGTGCTGCCTCAGCAACGGTTGCATCCAC